TGATCGAGTCAGGTATGCCATCATCTGTGATCTTTTTTTTGGATGCATTACTCTCCTAACATTCTAGCGATACCGCCTGATGCAAAGTCATCTGGTTCGGGAACATAGTCACCCTGTCTTCTTGTAACGGCGTCTATCATCTCATCGCCACCTTCTGTTATGGCTTTAGCCTTGTCTCTTCTTTTTTTATTCTGGACAATCTCTCTTATAGTAGGTCCTTTACCTGTAGCGTATTCTTTTAATTTCGATACGTCTGAATCTAGATCCCTGATACTCGTGCCACCAACCTCATCGACCTCTATATCAAAATCATCTGGACCTGATCGTCTGCCAACCGGACCTGACTCTGCTGTAGTAAACTCTGCTGTTGGTCTTGGATCACCCTCATCTGGTAATGGTTTTTTATA